TTAATGCTGCAAATCTTTCTTTTTTATATCGAGCTACTATATACTCTGGTATACCAACTTTACTTGCTAACACAGAATATGATATATGTTTATATAAAGCTTCTTCAGCAAATTTATGTATACGCATTTCATCATCAGTACCTAACGTATCTGATATATAATCAATTACAACTAAAGCGTTAGATAAGTTAGCTGAAAAGTGTATTCTACCTAAATGCAAATCAATAAAATAAAATCCATTGTTCTGTGCTAATTCAGGTTGTAAACCAAATCTTCTACCTTCTTGATATTTCCACTCTACATCCGCACCATCATCTAAGTTTAATTTCTTTGAAGCTTCTGTTTGATTATTATTTTTATATTTTTCAAATGTTTCAGATGGTGTCTTTTCTAATAAATCACCGCTGTTATCAAATATATAATCGTAATTAGTATCTTGTAATAATGATTTAGGATTACTTGTATATCGTTGAGGGTATAAAATATTTTTTACGCCGTTATCATCTATTTTAGATATCTTACTATAATTAACATAATCATGTGGTAATGGTACTATAAGTGAATTTGGTACTTCAAACTCTTGTGACTTATGCGATCTCAACGAATCATAACTAAACTCTGCTAAACCTCTTTTAGCATGAAATGCTACATCTGTTTTACTTACCTTACTTATCAATTTACCTTCGCCAACATATGCTATTAAAAAATTATTTATTATATCATTTACAGATACATACTGATAATTACCAAAATTCTCTGATGCAGCTCTTTCTTTTACTACTATAGAAAAACCATCTTTAGGCGCACCGTCACTTTCTAATACATCTGTATTATTTGTGTTACCGCTAAACGTAACTCTAGGGCTACTGTAGCTATAGTTATCAACATCAATTTCTTGTCTATTAACAAATACTCTTATATCAGATTTTGAGCTTGGTATACTAGGAAAATGTGTTGTAAGTAAATCAAATAATTTAGTACTACCGTCACCAGTAAACGTTTGGCTTTGCTGATAATAATTCTCTTGTGTTTGTTGAAATAATCCTGCCATTTAATTATGATTTTTGTTGTTGTATATCTTCAATATTTTCTTTATCACCTACTTGATAAACATCGCCTGCTTTCATAGCAACACCTGCTATTTCTAATATTTTAATAACTAAGTTTGCTTCTTCGGTTGGATGTAACTCAAAGTTAGTTGAACCAGCACTATTATACAAAGCATCGTTGTTAGCGTCAATTACGTAAGCCCAGTTTACTGTACTAGGTTTTTTAATGTAGTTAACTGTTACGCCACTTTGTTTAACTTCATAATATGGTGAAGTTGTTTTACCACCATAAACAAATATACCATTAGCACTTTTAATATACACTGGTTGGCTGTTTGTAGGTAGTATAATATTACTTTGAACTAGTTGCTTGAATTTTTTTATAGAAACTTTTTCACATTCGATTTGTGATAGTAAGACTGTAGATAGTCTATATAAATCTGTAGGTAATATTAGTTCATCTAATCCATCACCTCCTACGTCGGTAACAGAAGTACCGAATACTTCAAATAAACTAATTTTTTCTTCAATACCGTCTACTGGATCAGCGTGCCTAGTGTCATTGCCACGAGCTCTCATAAACTGACCTAAATCATAAAAGTACTGCTCAAATATTTCTAGCTGCACTTGATTAGCAAACCTATTAAACTCAATAGGTGTAATATAACCTCTTTGCTCTTTGTTAGCAATTGATTGTACTCTTTGATAAACGGAATTTACATTAACACTCATAATTTCTTTTTTATAGTAAGTGGTCACCTATAGAGATGACCACCTCTATAAATGATTTATTTTAACTTTTTTTCTAAGTTTTTGTAGGCTTCTAAGCCTTCATCAGTTTTAAACCAAGCTGCTAAAGCAGAATATGGATGCTCATCAAATGGAACATTCATAATTTTTCTCTCAGTATTAGCCCACATAAATGACCTATTGTCTGATGATAAAGTAATTAATCCAGCTTCTGTTGCTTTGATACCAAAGTTTCTTAATTGAACGTTGTCATCATTAGCAAGCTCTATAAATAAATCTGGACTATTTTTAGCAAATAACATAACATCTCTTTTTATTTCTTTAGATGTCATATCTACTACTGAACTTCCTTGTTCAACTCTTAATATAGCTTCAGCTTGATCTATATCAATTTGCTGTGCCATATTTAAAGCTTGTATTTGTCTTTCTAAAACATCCATGTCATCTTCAGCTTCTTTAACAGGATTAAACTCTGTAAAAAGACCGTCCCTATCTGGATGATATAGTGATAATAATTTTTGAAGTGTTTGTTTTTCTTTTGGAACGTTTAATACTCCATCTTCAAAAACTATATGACCAAGTCTAGCGTCACCTTTAAACTCATCAACAAATGAAGTTTTTTGGTTTACTGTATATTTTAACTCTCTCTCGTATCCTTTCTCTTCATCAAAGAAAAATATACCTCTTGATCGTATTGTGTATGTTAAGGGTGTTAAGCCCTTTTTAAGATAATAAACTCTATCTTTTATTTCCCAAGTATTACTTGGTTTAGTAGCAACTATAGGTTCTTCTACAGTCACTTCTTTTTTTGTTTGTTTTTTTGCCATGATATAATAAAATTAAATATTAAAAAATAAAAAGGGCTAGGTGCCGAAGCACCTAACTCTTTTTTAATGTATTAGTTAAGTAACATAAAGTTATTTGCTCCTTGAACTATAAGACATCTTTCTGATAAGAAGTTGATCTCCATAGCGTCAAGATCAGATGTGATGTTTCCACCTACTGAACCTGTCACCCAAGTTTTCATTCTTCTATCGTCAGTTTGAGAAGCTCTGTATCTTACGTGTAAGAATGGTCTCCTCATGCTTTGTCCAACTACATCATCATAAACTGTTGATGTTCCAGCTGGAATTAAAGCTGCTCTAACGTCACTGAAAGCTGCTTGACCTCTTAATGATACATCATTTAAGTATCTCCAATCTGATTTGTAGAAGTCATAAGATGCTCTTCTAAATCCAGAGAAACCTAAATTAAGTGCCATATCCTCAGAGTTACTGAATACTCCGTATGAAGTACCACCAGAACCATAAGAATTTTGAGCTGCTAACATATCGTCAATTGCTAATGATACACTTCTATTACAATAGAACATGTACTCTTCAATAGCTCCTTGCTCATCAAACTTTTTAAGTATCTCATCAAAAGAACCTAAATCATCTGCTGCGCTAGTACCTGCGATACCAGAAGTCACGTGACCTCTTGCTTCGATAGCTGAGAATAAACCTTCAGTACCAAATGCTTCACCAGCACCGTTAATTGAAGTATCAGCTACTGATCCACCTACTACACCCTTTTCAGATTCTAACATAGACATTTCTAAGTAATCCATGAATCTCATCCTTGTTTCAGCTTCTGCTTTTAAGTACCATAAGTAACCTGAAGTACCATCTTCAGCGCTAACTTCTACCCAACCAACTTTTGATGTATCAGAACCTGATACTTCAAAGTGATCTTTAAGAATAATTGGTTTGTTAGTGAAAGTTTGGAATTGAGGTTGTACAGGGTTGTTAGAGGCGTCATTGCCTAAACCATTAGTTCCTTTTGCAAATTCAGAACCATAAACAAAAACTCTACCACTTGTTCCTAAAGTTGTAGTGTTAATACCAGATACATCCGCAATATCACCTGACGCATCGCCAGTATTATAAGGCGCTACAGTTATTTTGTTTGCTGCTGGTAAATGAGTTACCAATGCTCTAAAAACTGTAGGGCTAGCCGCACCATCAGATACTAAAACTGTTTGACCAATTCTAACACCATGTGTTGCTGCTGCTGACGCGCTTGATCCAGGAGCTGCACCTAATGTAAGGTCACCTGTGTTTGAACCTGTTGCGTAAGCTGTTACTTTATATGAAAGGTGTAACCTACCTTGTTCAGTCCATACGACTTGATCGGAGCTCATTGCCTCTTCTGCACCAACTGCAGCTAAGAAACCTGATATGGTTCTTTTACCATATACTTCTGCTTCTTGCTCAATTAGGTCAGGTAAGTACTGCTGAGCCCAGCCAGCTGTGGAACTTGATGTAAAATCAATATAGTTAGTTCCAATCGCTGCTTTTACGGGGGATGGTACGCTATTTAACGACGATCCACCTGTTGGAGTAATTGCTGCCATAATTATTTATTTTAAATTGTTATTTTCTAATTTTAAATTTGAACTGGTTAGAGTCATCGCCTAACACTTTTACTTTTATGCCACCGGCTTCTACTTCACCTAAACCTTGTCTTGGTTCCATATTTACATTTTTTGCTTTTGCTACGCTTTCTTTTATAGCATCTGCTTTGCCTTGTTCATAGAAGTGATTTGCTATGCTGTCAGCATTCATCGCTGTGAATAAAGACTTATGATAACCCTGAGGATCTGTTAATTGTTGTTTCTTGTCCATAAACTTTGAAACAAAATTATTAATATCACTCTGAGTTTCTCTAACTTGATTTACATCTTTAACATTAAATCTGTATTTTTTATCTCCTACGTTATATTCAAAACCTTTGAATTTATTAGAAAACAATTGATTAGTTTTGTCTGTAAATACTTTTCTCTGTTCACCCGTGACTTTGCTAGTCTCTTCCTGTTCTTTATTGTATCTATTAAAAAAATCAACAGCCTTTTGTTGATCAGGTGTTAACTTAACACCAGCTTTGATTTCTTCATAGTATTTAGACTTTTGCCTGTCTAAGTGGGCTCTAGCGTTGGCAACTTGCTCTTTAAACGCTAATTTCTTTCGTTTTATATCTTTTGGATCATCAACCTCTTCATCAAATGTAAAGCCATCTTCCATTAAAAAATCTACTTCATCACCTGTTAAATGTGGTTTTGTTTGCCTGTAGTATTCACGTAATAAAGTTGTATCATCGTATTTACTATAGTCTTGATTTAATCTAACATAATCCTCAAGATCACCACCAGTTTCTTGCATAAAGTCCATTAACTTTTGTATATTTTCTGGTAGTGGCTCTCCAGTTTCTTCAGCTTCAGCAACAGCCTCTTCAACAATATCTTTAACTTCTTCAACTTCTTCTGTTACTTGTTCTTCTTCTTCTTCTTTAACTTCTTCTAAAACTGGTTTTTCATTTTCTTGTTCAACTTGTTCTTCTTCTTTCTCTTCTTTAATCTCTTCTACTACAGGAGTTTCCTCTTGTTTTTCTTCTTCTTGCTGAACTTCTTCTTCTTTAGGTTGAGCTAGATTAACCTTAATAGGTTCATCACTTGCTTGCTCAAACTTTTTTAAACGAGGTTTTACTTTAACTTCACCTTGTGGAGCTTCAGCAGACTTCTCGTCTATTATTGGTTTTTGTTCTTCGTTTGCCATTATATAATATTATAAAATTAAACATATGTACTCTCGTACAATTTCTTAAGCTTTTCCTGTGTATGCTATAATTTGTCCAGCATTAATATCAATTTCAGTATATCTACCGTAAATTGTAGTACCAGCTGGCAAATCTAAATTTGTTTGTGTTATTTGAACACCACCAGATCCTTCACTTGTTGTTTCTGAGCCTGCAGCTAAATCTCCAGCAGCGTCTTCAGTATTTGCCCATACTGTTGCATTGTCTGCAACCAAACCGCCTGAGCTATCAAAATCTACAGCTGTTAATGCTGTTATCGCAACAAACACGTGACCTGTAGGTGGCTTGATAGCATCGCTAGAAGCCGTTGTAAAAACAGATCCAGTTATTTTACCAGTCCAATCATTAGTTACTATTGCCATTGTTTTTTATTTATTTGTTAAACATTAGGTCCAAACATGTTTAAGTCTATACCTTCACCTAGTATATCATTACCTGTAGACTCAAACTTTTTAGGTCCAGATCCTTCTTTTCTTTGTGATATAAGTTCTGACTGTTGACTAGCTTGTATTCTAGTTCTTTCGTCTTTTCTGTCTTCTTTTATTTCTTCTCTACCTTTTATAGCTTCAACTTCCATTTGCTTTAATCTCATATTTATTTGAGCCTCTGCTTGCATTAATTGAAACTTAAGTTGAGCTTCTGATTGTAGTTTTTGTAGCTCTACTTGTGCTTTAACTTGTTCAAGCTGTGCTTTACTTTGTGTTAACGCTTGTTGCTTTTGCACTTCGGCTGCAGCTGCTGCTTGCGAAGCCTGCGCGTTTGCTTGAGCTTGAGCTTGTATGTTTTGTTGAGCAATAGCTTGATCTCTAGCTGTTTTCTTTTGTCTACGTATTTTTAATACTTGATTAGCTAACTTAATGTTTTTAATATTTCTAACATCAATAGCATCTTCTAGTTCAATGCTTTTAGACTGTAAAGCCATTTGTATGTTATTTTCTAATCTAGCTTTTTCTTCTTCGTCTGGTGATAACTCAATAAATATACCAAAGTCATATAAGTAAAGTTCAGATATTTCTGAAAGTATAGCTACGTTGTGAGCACCTATTGCTTGTATGAAAGCATCTCTTGTAGGTGAATATTCTAATAGATCAGATATTCTAAGTGATAGTCCTTGAGCTAGTTCTGATGTTAAATATAAACCACTTTGCAGTATATGTCTTGTTGCTGTGTTGCTATTAGCTGCTGCTAACTTTTGTACACCAACTAAAGCATTTTTATCTGGTGTGCTGCCATCTCTTGCTTCATTTAAACCAGTTACATCACGTATCATTTGTAAATAATAATTATACGTGTTAATTAAAGAAGATAACTTAGCGCCACCATTACCACTTGCTATTTCTTGTATAGGCACTTTACCTCTGTTTAAATCACCATCTTGTGTTAATGATCTACCAATTATACTACCAGTTTGGAAGAACATGTTTAAGGCTTCTTGTGGGTTATAGTTAGTACCGTTACCCAAATCAACTTCTGCTAAACCATCAGCATCTAAATATACACCATCAGGAACTACTCTTGCTAAAACCTGTTGTAGCTTTAAATGTGTTAGCTGTATCATATCAGCAAAACCTGTTATACGTCTAACTAAAGATTCTATTCTACCTTTATACATGCGTGGTGCTACAATATTGTAATTCATTTTTACTTTAGTGTAATCACTCTTTGAACGTAGCATGTTTTCAGCTAACTTCCATTTTAATAATTTTTTTGTACCAACAATCAACGCGCCTTCATATAGCACTTCAATTGCTTTTGAAACTTTTGAAAAGTTTGCGTCTTCAGGTGGATTAAATGTATCAGATTTTTCTATAGCTTTTTCAGCGCCTGATCCTAATGTTTTTACTTTATATACATTATTACTATATGTTTTATAATTAAAATATAAGACTGATATAATGTTTTTGTCTAAGTTGTTGTCTTGATATTTCGTACCATATCTAGTAGCTTGATAACTTGGCTGCGCAGGCTGTTGTTGTATTTCTTCTAAATCTTCATCAGTTAAGTATGGAAACTCTTTTTTAAGTTCGTTTATAGGTATATTTTTAACTTCACCAACGTAATATATATCATCAAAAAACGGTGACTCACTGTATGAATATACTAAATTAGCAGGGTCAACATACTTTATTGTAGCGCCTTCTGATGTATTAAATTCATTTTTAACTGCACCAATACCTATAACAGTTAAATCATAATATAATCTTTTTAATATATTGTCATATTGATTACCATCCATTAACACTTTTAATGCTTGCTCTTCTGCTATTTCAATACCTTGTTTATAGTTAAGTTGCATATGCACCTTTAATTCTTCAGATGACTGTGGTAGTTCTTCTGGGTTATTTTGATATAAATTAATACCAAACTTACTTTGCACTTCGTTATTAAATGGCGCGGCATCCATATCATCAATAACACTTTGCATATATTTTGTTCTTTTTTCTACACCTGCAGGATCTTGTGAATATGCTTTTATGTCATAAGTTCTTTCTGCTATACCATTTACAACTATATCTACAAACTTAGGTATAATAGGTACAGGTTTCCAGTCTAAATTAAGGTAAGATAAATCGCCATTAATAGATAATTCATCTTTATATTTTTGTATTGACTGCTCGCCTCTAGCGTATAATCTTAACTTATGAAACTCAGCTTGATTAACATTATATCTATTGTTATTTGTATCTTTACCAAACCACTCATTTTCAATAGCTCTTGCTACTTCTAATCCATACTCATAACTTGCTTTTTCAGCATCGCTAACTACTTGACTAGGGAAATAACCTTTTTTACTCATATTACTTTATTAATTTTGATAGCGCACCATCGTTATTGTATCTTGCAAAAGATACGTTTAATTTTGATTTTTGTTTTTCTGCGTTAGGCGTATATAAATGTCTATTACAAGCCATAATTGCTAAGCCAGAACTTATTGAAGCATCAAACTTTGTTCTTTTATTTATATCAAACTTAGCCCAATCATTTAATGTTCTGTTAAAATACATGTTACCGTATTTATCATCAATTAAACCTACATTATTTTGTATGTATGTTTCAATTGCAGCGGCGTGTGCCTGCTTAATATCTTCGCTAGAGTTAGGTATACCACCTATTTCTTTTTCTGTTGTTGATAGTTTGTTCCAAACTTTATCAGGCCTGTTCATAGAATAACCTCTATATCCTCTACGCCTTAAGTAGTACAACAACCTAGGCTTATTATTCTCTGCTAATAACGGCATACCATAAAAAACTAATGCCATTAAAACATCTTCAAAAAACATTTCAGCTGTACTTGGTCTAGCAATATATTCTAAAAAAAATTGACTAGGTGGCGCATCTTCCATGCTAAACTTCGTTAAACCATGTAAAGACCCGTTAGAACCTTTACCATCAACAGTACCCGTTATGTCATAACTATCACAACCAAAAGCACCCATGTGTTCATTGCCAGGATATTTTAAACCATTTTTAATAATAACCTTATTCTGCAGGTTTGTTGGTGGCACCCATGATATTTTAAATCTACCTTTTAAATCTGGATAAAACATAACATTAGTATCTTTTATACCATTAACCCACTGAAAATTACCCGTTGAAACGCCTTGGTTTGTTTCTTCGTTGTAATCTATTTGTTCGTATATTTTTGCTAAATTAAATATACTGTTTTTAGTTTCATCTCTAAATGCGTGCTCTTCAGTTCTTGGAAACTGTCTGTAAAATTCATTTAAACCATCTTGATCGTTACGCAGCCCGTCTGTTTCGTTTTGCCAATGTTCAATTACACCAACGTCTATTAAATCACCATGTGGTCCAACCACATCTTCTTCAGGTGTATCAAAAACTGGTTGACCATATTTATCTATAAAGCCTTCATAGTTCCACTCCATAGGTATAAAAAACGAATATAAACCTGATCGCGTTTGACCGTTTTTATTTCTTTTTGTTACATCAGAATTATTGTATAGCTTTTTAAAGTTATCACCACCTTTATCTAATGCGTTACACGTTGAGCCCATCATACACTTACCAATAATTCTACTACCTAAACGTAAACAAGTTTTTGTAACTCTCCAGTTATTTAAAATATTCTCAGGTCTTTCCCACTTACCACTTTCATCGTGTACAAGTAGTTTTAATTTTTCACCGTCATAAGCGTTATCACCAGTGTTCTTCCAGTCAATAGTGGTATCGAGACCAACGAGTTCTTCTGTTGGTTCATTTGAAACCATTTTACGCCTCGTGAGTTTTGAAGCTGGAACTCTGTATGCGAGCTCTGTCTTTGGCCTGTCCATACCGTCTTGTATCGGTTTAAAGAAAAACGGGTAGTTGACAGATATTGGCACGACTTTATCTGTAAACATTTTTTTAGCGTCTGCACCTGATTTTGATAATACACCAAACCTCGCGTCGCTTGATATGGTTGCCATATTAACTGTTTCACCGGATGCCATAAATGAAAATCCTGAACGTCTGTTTTTAAGGTAACACATACCATACGATCTAACGTCTGCTTTGCATGCTTCCCAAAATATAAAGAATAATCTATTGGCTTCTCTAAAGTCTGGATTACCAACGTCGATTTTTGACCACTGCAGATACATGTAATGTGTACCAGTAATATAAGTTGCAATGCCTTTGTTGTTAAACCAAAATCCTTTATCACGTTTATTAAATTCAGTTTCAATATAATTGTACCACTTGTTTTTAAAATCTTCTGGTTTGTTACGCCAGTCAAATATTGTTTTTATTTTATTTAAATCTTTTGGATATTGTGTTACTTCCCAAGTGTTTGATTTAAATGTATTAATATCTTTTGGTTGTTTAGGTAATGCGATTTTTAAATTTTGTATTTCGTATACATCACCTATTTGACCTGTTTTGCTTATAACTACTATATCATTTTCTTTGTTATAACCGTATTTCCACTTTTTACTTTTATTAAGTCTTTTTAGTGTATTAGTTTTTATTGGTTTAACAATTTTATATAATGTTTGTTTATACATTATTTTGATCTGTGTTCTGCAAAGCCACCGAAAGCTTTTGGTTTATCATCAACTGTTTTTCCTTGTAGCATAGCTTTTTCTTCTTCAATACGATTTAATATTTCAAAAGCATCGAATATAGCTAGTTTTTTAGTTGCAGCGGCGTTTTTTAATCTATCAGCAGAAACATCATCATCGCTATCAACTATTTTTTCTTTAGCAACTTTTATTAATTCATCAACTGCTCTGTAGCCAGCTTGGATTATATTCTTCTTCTTGTCCTTGATATTCATATTTAATTGTAATTGAATTTGTTAACACTCTATATAGTCTCTCGCGCTCTATAATAAACTCAAATTTACTATTAGGTGAAAAGCCTACTAACGTGTTTTCGGTTACTCCTATGTTATCTAAGGACTTATTAGAGTATTTTAATATTCCAACAAGAGGTTGCTCAGTATCTGTAGTTGTACTACTGTATGGTTTTATAGGTTTAACAAAACAATAATCACTTGGTGCTAACCATTTATTTTTATTTTTATATAAAAATATTTGATCATCTTGCACACAGTATGTGTTTTCATCTATAAAACTTCTACTGTTTTTTTCATCACCGTATTGGTTATACCATCTTCTAAACACGTTATGATGTAGTATAACCTCATTACCAACTTGTATTTCAGTTTTACCTAACTTTGGCAACGCCTTAACAACACCAGTTCTGTTTATCATTAAATGATCTTCAATTGAAGAGTTTAATATTAAATCAGTACCGTTCACATTAGTGGTATTATTATACCTTTTGCCTTTTGGTGTTATTATAAAATTAAATAAACCTCTCAATATTCTAAGTTATATTCAACCGAAACAGCCATGTTCTTATTAAAATCTTTCCAAGGAAGTACCTCGTTATTTTTTTTAATATAAACACTATATTTAGTTGTAGATTCTAATATATCACAAATGACGTGCCCTCCGTAGACTTCTTGGCCTACAGAGTAATGCATCGCGTCATTTTTGTAATCTTTACCTATACTAATCTTTCTTATTAGCTTCATCAGTTGCTTGCTCAGGAAGTTGAGCTATAGTACCGTCTTGTATGTTAATACTAACTTTACCATACTCCTCTTCAAGTTTATTTTGAAACTCGCTTAGTTCTTTTTGTAAGCTTGATATGCCATGTAAAAGATTATGCTTTTGTGATTCTAAACCACCTAGCTGTAGCTGAGCTTGATTAATAGTTGCTACTTTACCTTGAAGTTCTTTTAAATGATCTTCAGATATTTTTTCAACCGCTAAATCTTCAACGTTGATGTCTTTGTTTTCTTTATTCATAATTAATTTAATTTAAGTTAAAATTTACTTTATTATTATTACATAAATAACGTGTTTATTAACACGCTAATGTCACTAGGCGTCTGTATAAGTTTTATACGCGTCTAATGCTTTAATCGCAGCGTACGCTTGTACTACTGGATTTTTACCACTTGCTTTAACATCAACATCAAAACCACCACTGATATTATCAATAACCGTGTTTGGTGTATTTGTTCTAGCGTCTTTATCTTTATATACAGCAGCACTCCAGTTACCACTAACATTTTTTATCCACTTTGTTTCCATAACAGCTTCACTTTTTACAGAGCCGTCTTCATTGTACTTCTTAGGAGTTTTTTCAGTAGTTTCTGAATTTATATAATTATTAGTGTTTACACTAGTAACCATAACATATGCTTTTGCAATATCGATACCCTTGTATGTATATTTACCTTCTAAAGCCATTATTCTCTATTTTAATTGTTAAACAAATTAGCTGTTGCCAGCTAAATATCTTATTACTTGTTTTCTAGTTCTTTTACTCTAGCTTCAAGTTCTTGTATTGATTTAAGTAATATAGGTACTAATTTACTATAATCAACTTGTTGCATATCTTTATCATCTTTATCACCACTTACTGCTTGTGGTAATACTTCTTGAAGTTCGTGTGCTATTACACCGTAGCTTCTTGAATCTGCTTCTTTCCATTTAAAGTCGTACATCTTAATTTTAGATGCAATATCTAAAGCATTGAAATCTTGTAAATCTTCTTTTAATCTATAGTCAGATGAAGTGTTAAAACTTGTTGCTAGGTTTGTATAACTTATTGAGCCTTTTGTACTACCATCATCTTGAAATCTTATAACTTCTGAAATTTGAGCTGAATTTGCTCTATTGAAATATACTACCGCTGCACCATCATCACTTGAAGGGTCTATGCTCAATGCTCCTTGTGCTTGTAAGGCCGTTCCTCCTATTATAACATCACCGCCATTTGGGCTTAAAATTAAATTTCTATATGCTACGCCATAATCAGCCGCTTGTATCCAAGCGTAGTCATCATCAACAATTCCAAACAATAATCTTGTATCAGCTATAACACCAGTTCCAGTTGTTAAAGATAAAATTCCAGCAGTTAAGTTTCCATCAGCCGCTCCAGATGAACCTGTTACTGTAAGTATTTGATGTGGTGCTACTGCTGTTCCAATTCCTACTTTTCCATCACTTGCAATACGCATACGTTCATTACCACCATTAGTATCAAAAATCATTGCATTTGAAGAATGATTATATGTAATACGTCCTGCGTTTGCTTCTGTACCTGATGTACCATCTCCAAATCTTATTGTTCCAGTTCCATCTGTTGTTGATGCTAAAGCTAAAGTTGAATCTGCATCTGTACCATAAGTTCCAATTTGAAAATCGTATATTGGGTTTGTCGTTCCAATTCCTACGTTTCCTGAACTGTCTATCCTTATTGAATTTGATGATGCACCTGATTCAACAACAAAAAATTCATTACCACCCTCTTCTTGAATTACAAATTTATCAGCATTATCTACTCTACTTGTGTATTCTTTTGTGCCTCTTTTTAATTGTAGTTTTGGTGATGTAGCGTTTGTAATTTGCACTGTCCCATCGCTCTCAATAGCCATTCGTTCTGTTGCATCTGTATAAAAAGACATTCCATTTGTACCGTGATTATATTGTATTAAACCCTTGTATTGTTCTGTGGTAGTTGTGCCATCTGCAAAAGATAAAGAACCAACATTTGCATTATCAGAAAATATTGTGATTGAAGGGTTAGCAGTTCCATTACCAACAACAAAAACTGGTGCAGTACCTTGTGTCGTTAATTGATTAAAACTAGACATGGAGGTATTTGATAACCCCATATTACCATTAGAATCAATACGCATACGTTCTGTTAAACTACCACCTGATGCAGTTGATATAAATAAATCTGCTGCATTTGTTGATTCGCCACCATTTTGAACGGCAATACCAAAAGCTGCTGCGTTTTTTATTGCTCCAGTTGTGTTTTGAGATACAGTTATTACTTGAGCTGAACTTGAACTTATATTTGAATTTACGTCTACACCCGCTGCTGTCGTCTCTAATCTCTTTATGTCATTGTGATAAAGTTCAACAGCCCCGCCTTTTATACAACTTATGTATTGATTGTTTCCAGTATTTGAACGTAGATAAATAGCAGTATCAGAACGCATCATTAAGTAGCCAGTAGCGTTTAGTATAAATGAATTTGTATCATGATATATTGCAAGATCTGAACTATCACCAAATCTTAATTGTTTGGTATCTGCTAAATCTACAAAACCTGTAAAAGTTGCATTGTTTGATGAGTTTATGTGAAAAGCACTAGCGCTTGTAGCTCTATTATAAAGTTCAAAACTACTAGTTTGAGAGATGTTTGTACCTAGTTCCCACCTATCAGCGCTTGTGCCACTAACGTTTGACCTAAACCAAACTGAAGCATTTTGACCAGCTGTTGTTGATGCGAGTTCTAAAATTGAACTAGCTCCTTCAACATAAAGTTGCCTGTCACCAGGATTATCACCGCCAATACCAACCTGCCCTGCAAAATTTGAATTTTGAGAACTGTCTACAGTAAAAGCAGTTGTATAAGAACCACTACCTAAAGTTTGTAATGTGAAAGTTCCATCTGTTCCATTAACTG